TGGTGGCCAGATTTGGAACTCATTGCCCAAAATACGCCATCTAATGCGTGGGCCAGTTGAAATGTAACCAGATTTAAGCCATTGCCATTGTTGGGCATCTTCAGGCCCTAACATTTGCCAATGTTTAGTTTTGTCCCAATGGGTATTGTCTGTAATTGTTTCAAAGTCAGGCGGTAAAGCGTATTTAGTTTTGCTAAATGTCACAGTACCGCCAACGCTTGTAGCTGATGAAAGCTGTGAAGTCGTTACGGTTGATCCTAAAACACTTTGAACATAGGTATCTTGCGGGATGCTAGTGCCTACAATGCTGTATGTGTTATCCAGACCTGTGGTATCGCCAACATTTAATAAATCAAAAGTGTTGTCAATGGTGTCACAGGTCGTGGTTATTGCTGTGGTGTAGAACCGATATTCTAGTTCCAAAGCCTGCCAGTCATACTCCTTAATCAAGTCGTACCCAGCGCGGTTCATTAAAGCGAGAACCTGCTGTACATCTTGCGATGTGTTTCCAGCTACATAGGATGGTACGGCAAGGTTTAGTTCAGCGGTTACTTGCTGGACTAATTGGAGCATGGTTGATGACATATTAAGCTTCCTCTACGGATTCCGCTTTCTTTTTGCGGGTTTTCTTTTCACCAACTGCCGCAAGTACAGCCGCCATTTGATCCTGCATCTGGGCAAGCTTCGCATCAGTTTCTGCCTTCATTTTAGCAGTTTCTTCATCTTTTTTGGCAAGTTCTTGCTTAAGTTGTTCAATTTCTTCTTCACGCTTGCTTGTTTCGGCAGTTTCGGTTGCGCGATTTAAGTAAGCTTTAGCTTTATCACGGAAGGCGTAAGGTGACATACCTGCGGCCATACCCATGCGTTGTAACTGTTGGTCTGAAGCGTGGGCTATTGATTCAACAGTATTAAATTTAAGGGCGCGGAGTTCTTCGGCTTGGCTTTTGCTTACCAATGACCATTCGCCTACTGGAGTTCCAACAACTTGTTCGTCATCTGCGCCTAAACGGTTTTGATAAAACGCCCATTGTTGTGGGAAACGCGCTTTATGGCTTGGAGTGACATAAGTATCTATTTCGGTTAAAGGATCGCCAGCCACATTGATGTGTACAAAATCAAATTCTTTAAATATTGGGCGGCCTGCCTCTAATGTGGCTAAAGCTAACGACAAAGGTTCTGCAACCCTATCGTTTGCTCCATACCCAAGCAAAGTGCTTATTGGTTACGCCAATATCCCTGATACTGGTTACGGTAGCTAATCATGGCGGCACAAGGGCGTAGCGCAGTCACTACCAGCTTGACTGCACCTATTGGTGGATGGAACGCACGCGATTCTATAGCGCAAATGCCGCCTACTGATGCGGTAGTGCTAAATAACTTGTATCCAACGCCAACTGATGTGCAATTGCGGCTTGGTTATACACAATATAGCTTGCTAACAACCACTACTGGCGTGGTAGCAATCAGTTCTATTACCTATTTAGGCGTTTTGGCAACCTTGACTACAGCCAGCGCACATGGGTTAACAACTGGCGCAAAAGTATCTATATCTGGGGCAGTTCCAACTGAATACAACGGTATTTTTACAATTACTGTAACTGGAGCAACCACATTTACTTACACAATGACCTACACTCCAGCATCAAATGCTTCAACTGTAGGTAGTTATGTTATTGGTTTGACTGCACCTGTTGACACATTGATGAATTATTCAGGCCCAGTCAGCGAAAAGCTGTTTGCGGCATCTGGAACTAAGATTTACAACGCTGGCACGGCTGTGGCAACCGTTGCTTATGATGGCATTACAAACGACCACATTCAATATGTAAACATAGCCAACAATGGCGGTCATTACATATCTGCCGTAAACGGCTCTGATTCTGCTTTGGTTTACAACGGCACGGATTGGATTGTTGTTGCCAGCACATCTACAGCGCAAACCATTAGTTCTATTACCCATGTGGGCGCGGTAGCTACTTTAACTACAGGCGCGGCACACAATTTAGCTACAGGAAATCAAGTAACTATTGCTGGTGCATCACCAGCGGCTTACAACGGAACTTATGTAATTACCGTTACTGGCACGACAACATTTACTTATACGATGGGTAGCACCCCATCAACCAACGCAACAACAGCAGGCTCATACACCGTTGCTTTATATGTAACTGGTGTTAATTCAAACGATTTTGTTAATGTCAACCTATTCAAAAACCGCCTTTACTACATTCAAAAAAATAGCCTTAAGTTTTGGTATCTTCCTACCGATGCTATTGGTGGCGCGGCTACCGAGTTCGATCTGGGAGGAATTGCCCGTAGAGGAGGTTATCTGCAAGCAATGGGAACTTGGACTATTGATGCAGGACAAGGCGCAGACGATTACGCAGTATTTGTAACAAATAACGGCGAAGTTATTGTTTATAACGGTATTGACCCTTCAGACCCTACACAATGGGCGTTAAAAGGCGTTTGGCAGTTGGGAGATACATTCAACCGTAAATGCTTCCTAAAATGGTCTGGTGACCTGCTATTGTTAACCCAAGATGGTCTTGTGCCATTGGCTTCAGCATTGCAATCTAGCCGACTTGACCCAAGAATTAACATTACCGACAAGATTTTCTACGCAATTAGCCAAGCAGTTACGCAATATCAAGCAAATTATGGCTGGCAGATTGTTTATTACGCAAGCCCAAATATGTTGTTAATTAATGTCCCCGTATCTGACGGGACACAGCAGTTTGTAATGCACACAATTAGCAAAGCATGGGCAAGTTTTAGCGGTATTCAGGCAACTAGCTTTGAATTGCACAACCAAAGCTTATATTTTGGTGGAAATGGCTTTGTTGGCCAATATTGGAGTGGTTATAGCGATAACGGCGCAAACATTAACGCCAGCGTACAGCAGGCTTACAGTTATTTTGATAGCGCAGGCCAAACTAAGCGTTTTACCCTTGTAAGACCTACATTCCAGACAGATAATGGCGTTCCTACCGTGTTATGCGGTATGAATGTGGACTTTGATTACCAAAACTCATTGGGCGCGGTAGCGTTTAACCCTGCCAGCACATCATTGGGATCGTGGGATAACGGTATTTGGGATCAAACAACATGGGGTGGAAACCTTAGTATTAACCGTATTTGGCAAGGCGTGACAGGATTAGGATTTGCAGGCGGTATAAATATGAGTTTGGCATCTCAAGGCATTGATGTGCATTGGGTATCAACGGATTTCGTAATGGAGCGCGGCGGCGTATTGTAATTTGAATTTAGCCAAGTTAAGGTTATACTAACGGTAACCGATAACTTGGTCTTGAAGTCAGAATAACTTTGACAAGGATATTGGTATGGCAATCGGACAGGGATTTACAGGCGGGTTAAACACAATTGGCAATTGGAGTGGAAACACTCAGCCATTTGCTACAAATGCGGCATTAGACCCGTGGCAACAAGCCGCGACAATGAACGCACAAGGCAACCTGTTTGGCGCACAACAAGCTACAGCCGCTAACCGCGTAAATCAAACTACGCCTTATGGTTCGTTAAATTACACATCAAGCACCGATGCCAATGGCAACCCTGTATGGTCTGCTAATCAATCATTAAGCCCAGAACTACAAAGTTTTGTTAGCGGTTCATTAGGCAATTTGCAATCTAGCTTAAATAAACCTGCTTATGGCGTAAACGCTGGCGAAACAGCAACGGATGCAATCATGCGCCGTTTACAGCCACAATTGCAAAACCAACAAGAATCTTTTGATGTCAAAATGGCTAATCAGGGTATTCCTGTAGGTTCAGAAGCTTACAAGCGTGCATATCGCGACTTTTCAGCAGGTCAAAACGACTTTCTTACTAGCGCACAAACCGCTGGTATCAATACTGGATTGGCTGTTAATCAAGCGCAAAACCAGACTGCGGCAAACATTAAAGCATTAAGCACTCCAAACTATGTGAACCCTTACACACAAGCGGCTGTTGCAGGCCCTGATTATTTGGGCGCGGCAGGATTGTCCAATCAAAACGCATTAGGCAATCAAAACGCGGCAACTGCGGCCAGATCAAACATGACAGGCGGCTTATTTAATCTTGCTGGTACGCTTGGTACAGCTTACGCATTGAGTTAATCATGGGATTTTTTTCAGACATCAACCCAGTTAAAGCGATTGACAATGCTTTAGTTAGTCTTGATAAAGGCGTTAAAAATGTTGGAGGCTGGGAAGTTGTTGGCCCTACTGCCGCCGCATTAATTGCCGCACCGTATTTAGCCCCAGAATTAATGGGATCAACGGCTGGTTCAGGGTTTGGATTAAATGCCGCTGGTACTGGTGCAACATTTGGTTCTATTAGCGCACCTGCCGCTGGATATACTTTTGGCGAATTAACCGCGCCCAGTTTGGCATCTTTACAAGCTTCTGCTGGTCTTGGTTTAGGCGGTACTGCCACAGCAGGTTTAACTGCCGCACAAAAAGCGCTTTTATTGCGTTCTGGTGTTAATGCTTTAGGTCAAATAGCTGGTGGTCGTGGTACAGAAGGAATGACTAACGGTGGATCAGGCGGTAGCGCTGGTGGCTATAACTATGCAAATATGCCTTATTTAGCCAACCCACAAGCAAACCAAACATATATGAAAACTGGCCAAGATGTATCAGGCACAGGTACAACTACTGCTGGTATGCCAGTTCAATTAGACACAACCCGCCATAATATTTTGATGGCAAACCTGTTGCGAGGATAAGATGGCCGTAGATTACAACAACCCGTATGCACAAGAATTAGCTGGTATTGAGCGCAATCGCGCCCTTGCTCAAGCTTTAATGCAATCTGGTCAACAACAACCGCAAGGTCAAATGATTTCTGGAAGATATGTTGCCCCATCTTTTGCTCAACAAATTAATCCTATAGCGCAAACATTAACTGGCGGATATATTTCAAAGCAAGCGGATGAAAAAGCTTTAAAAACTGCTGAAAATTTACGCAATTTGTATTCTGATGAAATTAAAGGTTTTCGCGAAGCTTATAAAATTGATCCTGAAGCCGCAATGGTTAAGTATTCTATGGCTTACAACCCAGCTTTATCACAAAGCGTTACAAAACAGCTTACACAAGGCCCACAATGGGCTGAAGTTAGTAAATATAACGACAAAACTGGCAACACAGACACTTATGTTTATGACAAAAATGCTGGAAACCCGCAAGCAACATTGCAATTTGTAGCAACATCAAAACCTGCGTTATCTCCGCATGAGCAACTTAAATTAAACGATGAAGGCATAGGTACTGGTCGATTTGGAGGAACTGTTGGCGGTAATGCACATGTTGTTGGCGGCGCACCAAACGCTGTTAATCCTGCTGGAACGCAAACAAACACAACTGTATTGCCTATAAGTAATGTTAAACCTGTAGTTGGTGGTTCTGTTGCAAATCCAACGCCAGCGACAAATGCGGCAAATGCTGAT